CCCCATAATCTTACAATACGCATTAAGTCTAATAGACTTGTTGGTCCTAATAGCATTAGTTTATTTTTTGTCATAGGAATATCTAATACGTTATTAGATTCTTTAGCAATCCACTCAATTGGCTTTCCAGATTCAATCCATTGTAAACCAATTGGAGCTGTATTGAAACCTAGATTATGGAATAAAATGGAATTGTAACCAAAATCACTCAATGGTTCAAAACCATTTATATCATCTCCTTGTTCACGATGTAAGAGACGAGAATAAGAGGATACCCGTACTGGGTATCCTCCTAAATTAATTGTAATAAATTCATTCATAACTTGCACTGCCCTTCAAATTTCTAATCTTCTTTTTCTATGCTTACAGCATCTACTATAAACTCAGGCATATATCCAACATCTAATGCATTGATATTACCATAAATCAAATACTCATCAGTTTCATTTACTACAGACCATCTAGTTATACTAGTTGATTTAGTAAAGTCTGAAATGTATAAAGTATTATTGCTTAATTGTACAGCCGCTCTCTTATCGAGAGTCATAGGAGTTCTTCCGCTGATATTAGGAATCATTCCAGAGAAGAATCCTGTTAATGCTTTTAATGTATCGTATTTTACCATTGTTCTAAATGATGCTTCTTTTGGATAATTGATAAAGGTATCTTGTAATTTATCTTCAATATCCGCTACAATTTTATAATTATAACTTCTGATTTTAAATAATGGAATATATACTGGACCATAATCATCCTCTGTAGGATCACATGTTTTTAATAACACGACATGAATAAAGTTAGTATCATCTGATAGATCTTTGACACTATTTTCAAGAGTTGATGTCAAAGGAATATAGCTAACCCTAGCCAAATATAATTCTAAATTATCAAAAGCATCTTGATCTGGAACATCGATGATTCTCATACCATCAGTATCATTATATCCTCTTAATATAATTCTAGCAATTGCATTTTTTAATTCATATCGATGCTCCTGTAAAACGAATGCAACTGCATCTAAATATTCATTGCTGATATTATTAGATAACTTACCGATAGTCATTTTATCATACTCGTTCAACTTAAATAGAGGTCTTCTATCAAATCCTTTGAATTCTGGATTGGTCAAATCTATATCATCACTGAAATATTCATTTTCATCAACAGCGATAAAGTCATGAATTCTATTTTGTTCTAATTTAGTTAGTTCTTTAAAGGAACGAGACAGTACATCATATTCTAATCTCTTGTATAATCTAGATAATGGAAAATTTCTATAACCTCTATCACATGGGAAATCCCAACTATCTTCAATTTGATTTACTAAGAAGGATCGAATATACATTTTTTCTCCGATATGTAATTTAATATCATCATTATAATCAGAGAAGCTTTCTATTTTATATTCTTCATTAGAAAGCATTTTGCCAAATTTAGAATATCCGATCATTTCTGGTTTGATATCATCATGAACAAAAGCCCAAGGCTCATCTTCATCAACAATACGATCACTGCAGGCATCAAAGAAAATATCTCCTAAACTTCCTACAACTACTTGATCAGATGGTCCATAATTCATAAAGATAATTGGAGTCAAATAAGGTAATTTATTTGCAACGATTAGATGATAATCATTATATTTAATACGACTTTCATCTTCATTATATCTAAAATCTAAATATGTAAGAAGTTCAGATCCTAGAAGCTTAAATACTTTTTCTAAAGAATTCATAATACTAGAAACTTTTTCATTTCTTTTATCTTTTGGATCTAATAATGGTTTGATGTAAATCTTTCTACCATCTTCAGATTCATAGATACATTTATCTTCTACAGAACTTGCAAATATTGTAAAATGTTGAGATGGGATAATTCTATTATCTCCACTTTTTGTTCTTCTATATAAAGTCTTTCTTGAATATTCAGGAATATTAAATCCAGATACCTCTCCTGAATGGGATACCATTTCTTTAAAACTTACTTGTGTTTGGATCATTTTCGCTACCTCCAAAATAAAAAATATTAACGCATAAACTCAATCACATATATTTGAAGTATGTTCTTCATAATTATAGTATATAATTATACAAAAATTTGTAGAGAGGGATAATCCCTCTCTACTTATTCTATTCTAAATGCTAAATCTTTATATTCCAATGCAATATATGTATGAGTAGTAGCACTATCATGCACTTTTTTAAATACTAATCTCATACTATATTTATTTCTAAGGATATTTAATACCTCAGTCTCTGATTCTGTTTCAGTTATCAAACATTTTATAGAATCTAATGCTAATTTAACCTCAGCTTCAAGTTTAGAATTATATGCATTGATAATCTTCTTAGCTATAATTCCTGCCATAACCTCTGCTTCTATTCCTATAAGCATTATGACCTCCTAAAATTGAAGGATATTTGTATGAGTTACATTCTTACTATCCATCTTACTAATACCAAGCTCTTCTAATGGGAAGTTTCTTAGATTTGATTGAATGATATCCGTATAATTAATAAATGGAATTATCCAGTCAGGGATATCAATATTAGATGGGATAGCTATAGATGTAATACCAGCTTTATAGTTTGGATCTTTTAATAGCTCATTAGCCCTCATACAATGTTCTGGATGAGATTTTGCTATCTCATTAATATTCTTAGTAGTAAGATTAGTCTTAATAATAAGAACACTATTACGTTCTTCTAGATTAATGCCTTCCTCTGATCTATCTTTTATAGTATTATAAGCATAAGCTGCTTTAATACCTTGAACAGCCATTGGATTTTTATAGAAGTTCATAGATTTAATACGAGCAGGTTTGTGGAAGTCTTTACTTTTATTTTTTAGAGATTCATAAATTTCTCTTTCCAATACAGTAAACTTCTTAACCAAATCTATTTGATCTATGAATGAGTTTCTTAACACATCATACTCTAGAATTTGCTCTAGTCTCTTAGCTGTAGATTCTGGAGTACCAACCTTACTCATAGGCATACCTTTAATATCCATTTGTTTATCTTCTGGAATTAGGTTACCTTCTTGAACTAATTGAAGAGTGGAGTAATTCTTTTTACCTTTTGTAAGTAATAGAGATTTGAATAAGAACTCATTCTTCATAATAAGCAAGCAATCTCTATCTTCTGCATAAGTATTATAGTTTTCACTAAATAGAATCATATAGTCTAAGATAAGTTGGCTTACTACATAAGACATGATATCTACAATACTATATCTTAGAGAATCTTCTTCGATAACAACTAATGGATATTTCTTTCTCTTAGCCTCTACTAACTTACTATCATAGAAATCATATTCATATTTAGGCTCATTACCTTTATATTGCATAATAAGCTTATCAGACTCTTCATCTATTTGAGCTTGAGTATATTTAATCTTCATAGGAATACCTATTGTATATTTTAATACAAATTGGTACCACTCATCTAAAGATATGATACAAGAATCTGTATCTGTAATCAATACAATATCACGTTGCATTTCATATACTCTTGGAAGTTTATCTATAAACATATGGCGATAATAGATATATTCAAAGACTAAATCTTTAAATAGTTTAAGCTCATATTCTATAGTTTCTGGAACTTTGTTTGGATCTAGATATGGTTCTTCCATCTTAGTAAGCATTTGAAGAATTAGATTGATAACTCTTCTATTCTCACAGAATTTATATAAGTTATTCTTATAATAAACGATATTAATGCATCTTTGATCTAAATTACAGATAGTATTCCAAATAGCTTCTCTTGCTTCTTGAGACGGAATCCAATTTTTAGTACCACAAATATCCATAATACGAAGATAACATTCTTCTACTGTGATATTCCTATCCAATACATCCCAATCATTGAACTTAGAGAATCGTTCTTCTTTCTGATCATTTACAATATTATCAATATACTGCAATACTTCTGTAAGAGATTCAAATCTCATATTGTTACCTAGAAGACCTTCAAACATTGTAATTGATGCGGAAATGCAACCACGACCCTGACCAGTTATCGCGGTACACAGATAAAGGTTATAGAAAATACTACTATACTGACCGGCACAACCATATAATGCATTTGCAGATACTTTATAATTCAACTGTTTAAGATTCCATGCATTAAACTGTTCAGATCCTTTAGGATATTTCTTCATTTCCTTTTTAGCTTCATCACGTTTATCTGCTAGATACTGAATCAGATTATAGAATGGATTCTTTACAGAACCATGTTTACCAAACAATACCCCTTCTGTTGTCATGATTGCCTTCTTATTAAGAAGATCATTTGCTAGTTTAATGAAATCCATATTAACTTCAGTCTTTGTGTAGTTATTATGTAATCTAGCAGTACCAGCTTTATATCTTTTATTAATACTATAATCTATAGCATCTAATATTTCCATTCTAGATAACTTAGGACATACACGTTCCATCACATAAAGCATTGTCTCTTTATATTTTTGAATTGTTATACCTTTCGGCATATCAATATTATTTTGCATTTAGTTTCCTCCTCTATATATTTATTTCCTATTAAGGTGTTTAAATCCTACTACATTTTAATAGTATATAACTAGATAAGTGTTTATGCATTTGATATGAGGAACATATTGGTAAACTCCTTGTGCGAGCACATATATCGCACACATTTAGAGTTATAACTCAACTTTTATTAACAATTTACTATCCTAGGAGGTAAAAGAATTATGTTATTTGACAAAAACGAAGGATTCGTAGTTAATGAATCCCATGAACCTGTAGTTGAATCTCATGGTGCTGGTATCGTTGATCAAGACGCTTTGTTGGAAAACATGTTGATCGATCAAATGAACCGTATGACTGACGAAGAATTTAGTGCTTATACTGAATCCGCTGATTTCCAAAACTTGGTAGAAGCTGGCGTATTGGGTCGTCGTTCCGTAGTTAAAATGACTCGTAAAGATGACTTGAACCGTCGTATTCACTTGGCATCCATTCAAATGGCTCGTGAACAAGGCGATGCTGACTGGGAAGCTCTTCGTAAAAACCGTGTTAACGAACGCCGTTTGTTGAAAAAGATCTACACTAAATATGCTAACCGTGTACGTCGTGATGCAATGCAATCTCAAAAACGTCTTATCAAATTGACTCCAGACGCTTTCAACTTCAACAAAATCGGTCGCTAATATCTGTTTATTGACCACCTCTTAAAATCTAAAAATATCTACACAATAAGACTACGGATTCATTTCCGTAGTCTGCCTTTTTGTGTCAATCTGTATTTTAAATATACACTATAAAAGTGGTAGTAGATTTATACAATCACGTTTACAACCTTATAAGGTTAAAAGTGATTAATTTAAGGAGGACAAAATGCAAGAAATGCAATCCGTTAGTAACTTCACTAATTATTACATTTATGCGGAATTAGTGAAAAAAGGGAAACTAAAAATTGATACTCGTGCCATAACGAGAGATAATTGGAATCATCATTTTCAAGGAATATTAAATATTTTAAGAGATGGTATCGAAACACCAGCAGTACAAGGTTTGTTTATAGAACCTTTCTTTGAAGGAAATCAAAATCTATCAGTCGAACTTAATATCATGGATTATTTATTGAATCTCATGATGTGGTTCCCGATAGTTTATATAGAACAAACTATCAAACCAGAGCACTTATTTTTTGAGAAATTCACTACTGCTGATGCTATCAAAGCATATATCGATAAGAATATAATCGATCCTAATAAGATCTCTATTGAAAATAAGTTGCTTAATAATGCTATTGCTGATACGGTATATCATTTCTCTTATATTGATGAATTTGCTTTATTCTTAGCAAATACTTTAAACTTAGAAGATGATATTGATATCATGCAAAAGAGTAAAGATTACTTTAATCTACTACATGCCGATCTTAGCAATGTTCCTATTGGTGAAGTAAAAGATAGAGGTATGGAATTAGTTCATGATGCCATTGATAACTACATCATGAAATCTAATGAAATCGTTGGATATGATCATTGTCTCAAATATGCCTTTGGTGCTCAAGAGGGTATTAATATTAGACAGTATAAAGAAAACAATATCAATATTGGTACCAAACCAGATGGTCAAGGATCTATTTATCATGATATTATTAATAGCTCTTATATCAATGGTGGTTTGAATAACCTTGTTGCACAATATATTGATAATGGTGCGTCTCGTGTAGCACAAATCATCTCCAAAAAGAATGTTGGTGAGTCTGGTGGTTTCTCTCGTATTCTAGGTTTGAATAACATGGATACTCATATCCATCCAGATAAAAATTATGATTGTGGCACAAAGAACTTTGTTCATATTACCGTTAAGGATAAGAAACATCTTTCAATGCTTGATGATAGATATTTCAGATTTGAAAGATATGGTCTTGAGTTTAAAATCAAGAGAACAGATTATGGGTTGATAGGACAAAAGATTTGGTTAAGAAGTCCTATTACTTGTAAATCTCATGCAGAAGGACATGGTGTTTGTTATAAGTGCTATGGCGATCTAGGTCATACAAACAAAGATATTTCTATTGGTCGTATTGCTACAGAATTGATCACTTCCCAATATACGCAAAAACGTTTATCTGCTAAACATTTGCTAGAAACGGTTATCAAGATTATCAAATGGGTTCCTCAATTTAATGATTTCTTCGAAGTGGCAAATGTAAATGAAATTTCTCTTAAAGAAGATATCTTTAAGAATAAACAAATGTCTGGTTGGAAGCTTAGAATCAAGACACAAGATATTCAATTAGAGAATGATGATGAATTCTTCAAACACAGATCCTTCTCTGATGATATGCATGCATCTGAAGATGATGGTCCATTCGTAGATCAATTTATCAATAGCTTTGAAATTATTACTCCAGATGATGAAGTATATACAAAAATAACTGCTGTAGGAGAAGATGGCAATCCTATTGATGAGAAATTATATATTTCTAATAAATTAGCTGCTATGATTTCTAAAGCTATTGAAGATGAAGATATTGTCATTGATAATATCGATGTAGATATTCCATTGAATGAATTGCAAGATATCGAATTATTCTTATTGAAAATTCAAAACAATGACTTGGGTAAATCTCTTGATATCTTTACAGATACAATTAATAAGAAAGCTGTTACTAAATCTTATGATAAAGATACAATTGTAGAAGCATTACAAGATGCAGCTATCCAAGGTGGTGTAAAATGTCAATCTATCCATCTAGAAACAATAATGGCCTCTCAGATTTGTGCTGACACGAGCAGATTAGAGATGCCTGATTGGTCAAATCCCGACGCTAAGTATGAGATCTTAACCCTCAATGAGGCCTTAACGGATAATAAGTCTGTAATCGTATCTTTGGATTATCAAAAGCTTGCTAAGGCATTATTCTATCCATTGAATAAGAAGAAAACAGCTCCTAGTATTCTTGATCCATTCTTTATGGATAAACCTAAGAAGTTCCTTAATGCTCAACATGAAGTATGGGCTGAGGTTAATAAACCTAAGATCAAGAAAGGTGAATGTCCTATTGCATTTAATCATGATCATAAAGGTAAGAAAGCTCCTAGAGATATTAAAGCATTCTTAGCACCATTTAGAAATGAACCTAAGACCGAATTAGACTAGAATTTATAGTAAAATATCTGTGATACACCAAATGTGGGGTAGGGATTGATTTCCCTACCCCTATTCTTTTTTGTAAAATTCGATTATTTCAGTTGTATACTATAATAGTGAATAGAGGATAAGAAAGTGAGAATCTATTCAATATATTTATACTAGTATTCCATAGGAGGAAACAAAAATGAAAATTCAATTAGTATTAACAAACAAAGAAGTATCCTTATTAGCAAAAGTAATGAAGAAGTACGATTTTATGAATCGTATCAATCCTGAAAAGTTGACTAATAAGTATCATGAAGGTAATAGTGCAGGTCACTTTACTTACTCTGGTATTTCTGATAAAGGTGCGACTATTGACTTTGAGTCACACGAAAAATTAATGGTAGCAGCATGCAACGTATATCTGAAGTATGCTGATACTGTAAATGGTATCTTGGCTGGTGTGAAATCAGTAGTGATGAGCTGCAAAGCTTTATTCCACAATTTCGAAAGCGATTATAAGAAAGAGTTGGATACTGCTTTTGAAGAAATTCGCGTAGAAGCAAAAATGCAAGAGGAAGCAAAAAAAGCAGAAGAACGCGTACATAAAGAAATCCGTGAACAGGCTGAAAAAGAAATTCGCGAAAAAGCAGAAGCTGACTTCAAACGTACATTTGATCGTATCAAACACATTGAAAAAACAGAAGATGATGACGAATTATATTAATCGTCGTTAGTCAGTCTTCAAAAAATAAAGGTGGATCAATTCCTGGCGGTT